ATGAATTTCTACACAAGAGGAAAAATGCTTTACCTAGATATAAGCATAAACAACAGAAGAGTCCGCCAAAGCACAGGGCTTATTGATTCAAAAGCCAATAGAGCCTACTGCTTAAAGCATAAAGATTTATTCTTAGCCCAAGCCAAGAATAAACAAAACACACCTACGCAAAAAAGCAAAAAAAAGCTTTTATCTCAAGTCCTGCAAGAGCTTTTATCTCAAGCCAAAGGATTAAAGCTAACCACACAAGAAGGCTATAAGGCTGCTTACAATGTTATACATCGCTCACTATGTGGGAATAAAAAAGATATAAAAATCCACGAGCTAAACGCGACACATATCGCTGGATTCTATGATTTTTGCCTAGAGAGCGACTACTCAAAAAGTCAAATATCCAAATTATGTCAAATAATGAGGCGGGTTTTAAATTATTGTGTAGAAAAGAGTTATATCCAAAAATCTCCTTTTTACAATCAAAGAATAACAACAGCAACGCCAAAGGCAGAAATCAAGCCTTTTAACTTAGCAGAAATACAAACACTCTTGCAAAATTGCGATAATGTGAGGTTTAAGACCTATCTTATCACTGCCTTTTTCACTGGAATGCGGTGCGGGGAGATGTATGCACTCAAATGGCAAAATATAGATTTCAATAACGATGAGATACATATCAACGCCACACTTTCACAGCAAGGTTATGAGCAAAGCCCAAAAACACAAAGCTCAAAACGCATTATTGATATGCTACCAATTGTCAAAAACGCCCTTTTAACTTACAAAACCATACACACAAATGATTCCTATATTTTTGCAGAAAATCCCAAAAAGAATATACGAGATGACAGGCAAATGTGGGGCAAACTTTTAGCAAAATGTGGGTTTGAAAAAAGAGTGCTTTACAATACTCGCCACACCTTTGCAAGTATTATGCTAAGCAAAGGTGAAAATCCTTTGTGGGTAGGCTGCAAGATGTTAGGACATAAGGATTTAAGTATAACATTTGAAAATTATGTGAGATACATAGAAATTAAGGAAAAAAGGGCTGGATTTTTAGATAATTTCTTACAAGAAAATGCAGATTCTTATGTGGATTGCAAGCCGCCAAAACGAAGTTTTGAGCATTTCTCTTTAACACAGCACAAAGCGAAAACTTCAGCCCCACTTCCTCCCTCAAACTTAGACCAAAAAAAAAGGAGTGCAAATGTTTAATAACAATCTCAAACAAATACAGCAAGACCAAAGAGAGCTTTTACAGCTCACAAGGCAGCTACATAGTCAGCTAGAGACAAAGTTAGAGCTTTTAGAAGCCACTTTAGCCAAAATGCAGCTAGACCAAGACAAGCAGGGGCATTTGAATCTAAAACTTGATTTTATATTCCAACGCCTTGATGATTTAGAAAAACAAAAGGAGAACAAATGATAATCAAACAGCAATGCACACAAAATTTCACAATCGTGCCAAATTCTATCCTAAGAAATTCTAACCTAAGCTTACAAGCCATAGGACTTTGTGCTTATATCCTTTCACTCCCAAAGGAATGGAAAATCAACATAGAGCAGATTTGCCTAAGCCTTGATATAAGCAAAAATACCGCGTATAAATACCTAAAAGAGCTTATACAAACAGGTATTCTTAAAAAAGCAAGGCTCAAAGATGAAGAAGGTAGATTCACAAATGAAGCCATTTATTTTATACAAAATAATGGCGAAAATGAGCTTGAAAAAACACAAGAAAACTACGCAAAACCACTTCCCAAAATTTGTGAAATGGTGAGTGTGGATAAAACAAGCCCAAAAGCCCTAAAAAGCGATATTCCTACCACTTCCCAAAATTTGAACGCTATAAATAAAGATTCTAAAGACAAAAAAAGAGAATCTAAAAATAAGCCAAAAAGCCATTTTTACATTTTACAAAGCTTAGACCAAAAAAGGCTTTTTTCACTCTGCTTTGCTAGAGAGCCAAAAAACACACAGCTAGATACAAGCTCACTTAATCTGCAAGAAAAAGTAGCCTTTGAGCGTTTCATTGCCTATCGCAAACAAAAACATAGACTAACACCAGCCACGCAACAAGCTATTTTAGAGCGATTTTTAAAAGCAAAGGCTTTAGGTATTAGCCCCCAAGAGATAGAAAAAGCGGTAGATAAAAGCATAATGCAAGGTTGGCAGGGCATATTTTTCAAACAAAGCAAGGCTTTTTTAAAAGCAAACACAAACAAAAGCCCACAAGCTATCAGCGATGAGATTTTAAGGGCAATTTTGAGTGAATATCCGCATTTTGATTTTTCAAATGTGGGGGCGTTTTTAGACACTCATTTACTGCAAGGCAGGAAAGTGAAATATGAAAACGCTCTATTTTGCTGGGCGGACAAGGAGGTAGCAGCACAATGAAAAAGCTAAGAGTAAAAGAGCATTCTACAAGCTTTTATTTAGAGCTTGAAATCCTTGCAAAGCTTGATGCCATAGCGAAGTTTTACAATGTGTCTCGCTCCCAAGTGGTGCAGTCAATGCTAGATTTTAAACGCAAAGGAGGAAATAATGAAGCGTGGAATCTATCACAAAAAATATACAAACCAAAAAAAGCGAAAGAAATTCACCCTCTCAAAAACCGCAAACGCCTTTATAAAAAGGCAATCCAAAAGAGAGCATTTAAGCAAGAATGCCTTTTTAATCCAATGTATTCTAAGTGGTATAGAGATGATACACAATACGAATTTATTTCACAATGAGATTTTAGAATAAGGGGGCATAATGGATAAAAATCAATTAAAAAGCCTTTTATTCACACACGATAAGAGTAGGCTAAAGGCAAATGCGTGGAATATGCAAAAAGCCACAGAGCTAATCAATATGCTAGATTCTAGCATAGACTTAGAATCCTATGCGTTAAAGATTATCTCCTGTGGATTTTTTGATTTAAAGGAGTTGGTGCGTTGTTTAGATTATATCTTACTAGAAAGGGCAAAAGATGAAGCCTTGCAATATAAGATAAAAAACTTTGTAGGCACTGCCTACCAAGAGCAGATTCTAAAAGAGCGTTTTTGCTATATCAAAAGTTGTGAGAATCTGCCAAAATGGTATAGGGAGCTATTGTAATGGAATATACGATTTTAAGTAGTGCCTTAGCCTATCCAAAAGACATAGAAGCCTTTTTAGAAAAAGTCCCTTTAAGTGCGATGTCCCAAAACGCACAAAAATTATTCAATCTTTGCCTTGAGTGCAACGCTCAAAATATAGATGCTAATGTTGCACTCATAGAGACAAAGCTAGGCAGCGAGTTTGTAGAGAGTGAGTTTTTTAAAAATGTATGTGCGGGGGATATTTATCCACAATGGCTTAATCTCATTCCAGCTTTTAAAGAACATCTTGCCATTCAAAAGCAAAAAGACATAGCCTACAAGCTCTTAAATGCAAGTGAAAAGGGGCAAGTTGTAGATATTGAGATTCTAAGCCAAGAAAAAAGCTTAGAAGTGAGTGAAGCTAAAAGCTTAAGGCAGTGGGTGGAATACTTTGCCGATAAGCCCATTTTGCCAAAAATCAAATGCGGCATAGACTTTTTAGATGTGTGCTTTGATGGTGGCTTTGAGCTAGGGCAGCTTGTGCTCATCAGTGGCGACCCAGAAGCAGGAAAAACAATGCTCAGTATCCAAATGCTTGAATATATCGCTAAGACAAATAAAGTGTGCTTTTTCTGCTTTGAATTCACTATTGAATCCTATTTGAAAAGGCATAGAGTGCGGCAACTTGATAATATGTATATCTTTAATGATGGCTATGATATTAATGAGATATGTCAAAACATTAAGAGTTTATACAAAAAAGGCGTAAGAGTGTTTTTAATTGATTCTCAAATGCGTATTACCAGCCCAAGTGGTAGGAATATGGAAGAAGAAGAGAGTCTAAAATTTTCAAGCCTAGCTAAACTTTGCCATTCTCTAAAAATCCTTATTTTTCTCATTGTCCAAACAAGTAAGGGCGATAGGGATAATCCTATGGGGAGTAAAAAGGGCGGACACGAATCAAGCATTACCATACGCATTGAGCGAAGTCCCGCCCCAAAAGAGCTAAAAGACTTGCAAGAGTGGGATGAGAAAAGTCGCATTGTGCTTGTAAAAAAGAATAAGCAAACAGGGCGGCATTTCAGCGAAAAAGTGAATTTTGACCCTAGCACTTGCACCTTTTCAAATCCTAATTTTAGCAATAATAAGGAGCAAAAGAGTATATCTTATAAAGAAATAGAAGCCGCACTCAATCAGTTTAAATAGAATCCGCGTTGTCTCTTTGGTGTTTTGGGCGATGTTTGCTTACAAAAAACTTTGTTTTATATCCAGCTATATATTACAAAGCAAACAACCTTTTAAGTTTATCTCAAGGGGGGACAAGGGGGCTTAAATTTGCAAGTGTGGGTTTGCTTCGCTGCACGCGAAGTCGCTCCCCTTATCCCCCCTTGACCCCCCAAACCCCCGACAACGCTTTACAAGGTTTGCGTTTCACGCGATTTGATTTAACGCAAAATCATTCTATGATTTTGCAAAGTGAGAATCCACAAGATAAACAAACCAACACACAAAATTCTAAGATTTGCGGTGTTGCTAGTGGGGCTTTTAGTAAATTTTGGGGTGGAGCTAGACATAAAGTCTGCGGTTACCCCAAAATTTACTAAATCGCTACTATGGATACCCGAAGCTGAAGTTTTAAAGGAGGAATAAATGATAACAAATTTACAGGAACTCAAAGACAGAGCTAACATTTTAGAGGTAGTAGAACACTTTCTGCCACTGAAAAAAGCAGGAGCAAACTACACACACAACTGCCCTTTTCATAATGAAAAAACGCCTAGCTTTTTTGTGAATCCTAGCAAAAATATTTTTTCTTGCTTTGGTTGTGGCAAAAGTGGTGATAGCATTAAATTCCTGCAAGAGTATAAAAAGCTAAGTTTTATTGAAGCGGTGGAAGAAGTAGCCAATATACTCAACTTCACGCTAGAGTATGAAAAAAGCCAAAATCACACAAACACAAAAAGCCTTTTTGAAGTCTTAGAAAAAGCCAATGAGATTTTTTATAAGGAATTGCAAAGCCAAGAGAAAGTTTTGCAATACCTGCATAATCGTGGGCTAAATGATGAAATGCTAAAAAAATATGACTTTGGATATTGTAGCTTAAGGGCGATAAATGAGCTAAAAAGCCTTTATAGTATAGATTTGCTAGAAAAAAGTGGGATTTTAAAGCAGGGCAAATGCTTTTTACATTTTAGAGTAACCATCGCTATACGAGATTCAAGCTATAAGGTGCGTGGATTTAGCGGGAGAACGCACCCTTATAATGACTTTAGAACCGCTCCAAAATATATAAATAGTGCTGAAAATGCCATTTTTAAAAAAAGCTTTATCCTTTATGGTAGCTATATTGCTAAGGCTTCAATCAAAAATACAAATCAAATCATTGTGTGTGAAGGCTTTATGGATACCATAGCATTTCATAAGTTTGAGTATAAAAACGCCGTGTGTTGTATAGGCACAGCTTTCAATAAATCCCATTTAGCTCATATCTACCGACTAGGAAGCGAAAATTGCGAAATTATTTTTAGCTTTGATAATGACGAGGCGGGAGTGAATGCGACTTTAAGAGCATTGAAGCTTTGCTATGAAAATCATTGCTATAATGCAAGTGTTGTTGTGCTAGATTCTAAACAAAAAGATTTAGGCGAGTTTTTAACACAGCAAGAAAAGCCAAAGATGACAAAAATACACGGGTTTAAATATTTTGTGAAAATGAGCTGTGAAAAAGCTAAAAGCCCACAAGAGAAAGATAAAGCCTATTTTGAATGCTTAAAAGTGATAAATCACGCTCCACCTTTTGTAAGGGCGGATTTTGAAAAAGTCGCTTCAAGCCTTTTGCCAAAACAAGCTTTTAACGCTCTAAAAACGCCTTCAGTCCCAACACAAAATAAATCTCACGCAAATGCGGAAAACACACCACAATCCCGTCCTTATAATCTCAATAATGCCATTTTGCTAACCATTCTCCAAGATGATGAATTTGCCTACATCGCAAAAAACTATCTAAGCCCAAGTGATTTTGCAAGAGAGCAAGACTTTATAAACGCATTAGAGAAAAACTACACCGCCCTGCCCTTTGTAAAAAATGCCACAATCCTTTCAAGTGATGAGTGGAGCATAAGCCTAGAAGCGTTTAAAAAGCAAGGTTTGCAAAGGCAATTAAACAAAGCTTTGCAAGATAAAGATTTTAAGTTAGCAGAGCTTTTAAGAGGGGAATTAATCAAAATAAAAAATATTTCTTTTTTAAAGTGAGCTACAACACAAAAAAAGAGAGCGGAAGGATTTGTTGCAGGTTTGGACTAGTGCTTCGCACTAGTCCAAACCTGCAAAAAGACAACGCGGATTCAGCCTAGAATATCATTAAGCTTATTATATTTAGGACTATCAGGTGGTATAAGCTCTTCCTTTGGAGTAATAGGCAAAGTCAAAGGGGGTTTTTGCTTTAAAAAAGGATGATAGAGATAATCATAAACAAGCAAAAAAATCACAACACTACCAAAAAGACCTAATACACCCCCCTTAATCTTTTTGCTTATCTTTTCATTGATTAACACAAGAAAACTCACACATAGCCCTACTACTAGTCCTGTATATAGTTCAAGCATTTTTAACCCTTGAAAGTTTTTTTTCATTATAGCACACTTGCAGGGAATTTAAAGCAAGGAGCAAAAATGGATAAGCAAGAGCCAAGCCCAAAAATACAAAATAGTCCTTCACCTGATAGCATAGAAGCAGATGTGCAAGAGAGAGACACTCTAGCCAATGAGCTTAAGCAATGTGAAGAAAGCATTGAGAATAATTTTGCTAAATCTTGTGCTGAAAGCTTAAGTGCTGATGATGATGAGCTATTTTTCGCAGATAAAGAAGCTTTTATCAAACTCATATTACAAAAGCAAAATGAGTTTTTAAACAGCGAACTCACACCTAAGATAAAAAGGCTAAATGAGCTTGATAACCAAATAATGCAGAAAAAAACATTTGCGGATATAGAACAAGCACAAGAGGCTTTTTTACAACAAAACCCAGAAGCCAATATTGATGAGCTTATGAGCTTTTACAATGAAGATTTAAGCCCAAGATATAAAAAAGAGCTAGATAAACTAAATCCTAGTGACTTTTTTACTGCTCTTTATGAGCTTTTTAAGCAATCTCTGGGTGGAGGAAAGCAAGAGGCAAAAGAGCAAGAAAGCGAGGATTTACCTCAAAGACTAGAGGGGAAACCAAGCGAGGCGGAGGGGGTGAATAACACCTCCCTAATGAATAGATTTTAAGGTGTAAAACTTCAGTCTCGGGCAATCATTTGTGCGATGTGTGCGGATTTTAGGATAGTCATTACCCTTTAGGTAACTCCTACCCTAAAATCCACCCAAAGCCCACAAAGCAACGCCACGATTCTTAGAAGTTTAGTGTTTTGTTAAATCTTACAAAAATAAAAGGAGTAAATACAATGCTAGAAGGATTAAACGAAGTTAATATCTCACAATGGAAAACCGACCCAAATGTCAGTGTCAAAATAGGACAAGAGATTGAAAAAGCAAGTTGGCTTAAAAGCCCTTTTGAACCTTTTGTGGGGCGTGGTAATGATAGGGGGGTAAGAACATATATTGTCAATGACACCCAGCCCTATCGTCCAAGGCTCAAAGCCCAGCTAACAGGAAGCGGAGTAAGGGGGAATAGTGATTTTGATACAAATTTTGACAACCTTGAAATTTTATCTCAAACCATCTACCCCGAAGTTTTGGGTAATGCCATTAAAAGCGAAGTAAAGCATTATTCAGCCATTAAGCAGATTGATTTTGTAAAAGAAGCTAGTGATAGCCTTACACAATGGATTACAGATAGGCGAGACAGGGCGTTAGTTTGTGCTTTGAGTAATGATTTTACCAATGCCGTGGTATGCGACAAAGACAACGGATTCAAAAAACCAAGCAAAAATCAAAGTGTAAGCGATTTGACAAAAACCATTACCGCTGATGATAAAATGAATGTCAAAGCCTTGCGCCGTGCGATATTCCAAGCAAGAGCGGGGATAAAATATGATGGAAGCCAAGCTTTCCCTATAAAACCCATTAGAAGCGAGACAATCACACAAGCAGGTATTCCTGTGCAAAACTACTCTTATATCATTTGCTTGATAGCTATGCTATTAATCAGCTTAAAGAGGATAAAGAGTGGCAAGAAATCCACAAACACGCAGGGGATAGGGGCGATAAAAATGCTCTTTTCACGGGACTTGTAGGCATCATTGATAATTGCCCTATCATTGATATGGGCGTTTGGACTAGCCTTAATGTCGGTTTGCTTAATAGTGAGGTGAGCGATAGCGAGTTTAAAACACATCTCAACACACAAAATCACAACAAAGTTACCCCACCAAGCAGCTACGCAGGAAATACTGCTGTAAGCATAGGAGCATTAATCGGGGCAAGTGCGTTAGTAATGGCAGGAAATGATAGTGTGAATTTCTACATCAGTGAAAGCGAGGACGCAGGGCGTAAAACCATCTGTGGTGTAGATAGAATCTTAGCCATTTCTAAGGGCAAGTTTGTCAGTCCGCACGGCGTATCAAGTGTGTATAATGATACAGACTTCGCCGTAATAGGTCTTTTCTCAGCTAAGGTATAGGCTTTTTCTTTTGGGTGCTTTTTGTGGATTGTTCGCTCAAGGCTCGGTCATTTGCGTTTAGCAAACTCCCTTCGCCTTTGCTTCCAAAACCCCAAAAATCCCTCCAAAATCTAAAAGCCTTCTCGTGGTGCATAAAATCGGCGGGGGACACTACTGCCCCCTTATAAAAAGAAAAAAAGGGAAAATCAAATAGGAGTTTGAAAATGAAAAATCAAAAAGTCAAAAATATCAGTTATCTTTGCAAGGCGGAATTTGCACTAGCAAATACAGAAAAAAAAGAACTTGTTGCTTTGCCAAGTGGAGCTGAAGTTGTAAGTGTGAATTTGGAAATCACAAAAGCCCACGCAGGTGGAGCAGTAAGCATAGGGCTTGATGATGAAGTAAATGTGTTTCTTAACAATTCAGCCACAACAAAAAAAGGCTTTACACAATCTGCCACCTTACTTACTTTAAAAGACAATGGCGTTATCACAGCAAAAATTACAGGCTGTGAGGGTGTGAGCGAGGATGCAAAAGGAGTGCTAAGGGTGCTTTACTTCTTGCCTAGCGAAATATTAGTAGAGTATTAATTGTGAGACTTCCTTAAAGGAAGTCGTGGCAATCCATAAAAGAATACCTTAGAAAACGAGTTGATGAATGCGTAAGCACTCACTAACTCAATAACTTTAGGAGCAAGGCTAGATTTACTCTAGCCGAAGCGGTCTTAAGTGAGCTTTTTAAGCCAACGGCTATGAAAACAATATAAGTCCCAAGTAGAGAGTTGGTTAAGACTGCTACAAAGCCTTGAGAAAACTTTGTAGCGTGGATAAATCTTAATTACACTTGACAACTATTACACATAATAGTATTATGGCAATTAAGATTATTTGGCTAATCTTAACCATAGTAACCTCCTTTACTTAAAGTAGGTTACACTAAGAGAGGTCGCACTCTCTTAGGCAACCTCTAACTGCAATTATATCAAAATCCTTTTTTAACCCTTTTAGAATCTGCTGTTTTTGTGTTTAATACGAGCTATTTCATATAAAAGGTAAAAAAATGAATTCTCAAGTCCCAAAATACCTTCTTAACACGAACACTACTCATCTTGGAAATATTGGAAATTTTAGCAATTTTCTAACACTGCAACAAAGACAGGGGAGGAAGTAGCCAAATTTGCAGGATTTAATAATCTTATGAGTGGTATAGGTGCTGGAGTATCTGCTGTGGCGAGTATAGGGAGCTTATGGAGTGGAATAAGTGCAGCAGACAAGGCAGATAGAAGGGCAAAAGAGCAATTAGATTTTGCAAAAACGCAATTTAATACAGAAAATGAACGCTACAAGAAAAGAGAAGAGGAAAGACTAGAAGCTAATAAAGCAGTAGCAGAGAGTGCAAAGCTTTATGATGTCAATCCTATGACAAGGAAGTAAATGCGTGAAGTTTTGTTAAATGATTTAACTTCGGGCAATCATTCCGCAGATTTTGTGGATTTTGAGCGTTCGCAGACTTTATGTCTAGCCTCACGCCCAAAATCTCTTAAAAGCACCAAAGAGACGAGCCAAGAGCAGACAACAAAAATAATAACACTTCACTCCAAGTATGGCAACATAAAAGCCATTTTTGAAACGACATTACAAAGCGTAATGCTCCCATTCACAAAGGGCGGAGAATACTTTGTGTTTGATAATATGCGTTTTTATGTGATTGCAGGGAGGGAGCATTGTATTACTTAGATTGTGTGAAAGATTATGATTTTACGAATTTGGAAGCAGAGTGTTTAGAGCAGTTTTTACTCACAGGCAAGCAAATACGAGATTCCAAACAAAGAGAGCTTATAAAGGATTTTTTGGAAATTGATACAAAAAACATAAAAAAAGGCAAAATGTATCTTTTACCAAAAGGGTATGAGATGATTGCCCAAAGCTTAATTCAAGGAAACTAATGCAAAACACTTTTGTGCGAACAAAAACAAACAAGCACAGGATTCTAAGATTTGGAATGAGAAAGGGGTGTTTTCAAGTGAGCCAACAAGGAGCATACTTAAGCGTATGTAACGCAGTTGGCGAACGCAGAATCGCCCCTTTATCGCCCAAAGCTGAATCCTTTAACCCTACAAATCTAACAAAGGGAATAAAAAAATGATAGTTGAAGACATTTTAGTAAAAATACGAAGCAGACTAAAAGATGAGGACTATAACGACTTGCGTTTTAGTGATGATGAGATTATAGATAATCTCAATAATGCTTTGAGCTATCTCATAGGCACTTATGATTTTAATTTACAAACTAAAATCACAGAGCTAAGCCCACTACACAAAGGCATAAAAATCCCTTTTTTACTCAAAATCAAAAAGGCTTATTTCAATAACAAACTCTTAAACACTCGCACAAATACACAAAAGCAAGAAAGTGAGCCTATAAGCCTTTTTATACAAGGGGAAACAATCTCAATCACACCCTTTAGAGAGGGGGAATTAAAGCTTATTTATAATGAGTTTATACCACTAAAAAGCCCAGAAGATGAGATACCTTTGCCTTTTTTCGTAGCTTCTTTTTTGGTGTATGGCACACTATGTAATATTTTAGAAGTTAATACCCAAGATGAGAACTACAACAAAATAGGCTTTTTCTCACAGCTTAAAAAAATGGAGGAAAACAACATCGTAGCATCTTTAAACAGAATCTATTGTAATGAAAAGCTACAAAGCAAAGTGATAATGATTTAGGCTTTGCTTTTAGAAGCACTCTTAAGTGAAGTTTTACGCAAAACTTCACGCACATAAAATCAAATAAAAAGCCCAAGCAAGAGAGTTTTAGAGTAAGACTACCCCCACCAAAGCTTGAGCTAAAAAAGGCAGGGTGTGGATAAATCTTAGTTACACTTGACTATTATGAGACATAATAGTATTATAGCGACTAAGATTCTGTTGTAAATCTTACTCATAGTAACCTCCTTTGCAAAAAGTAGGTTACAGCTAGAGAGGTGCAACTCTCTAGTGCAACCTCTAACTACATTGTATCATCTTACTTTTAACCCTTTAACTATTCCTTGTATTTGCTTAAATACCTAAAAAAAATGAGTTAGCAGTCGCGTAAGCACTAAAAAGGATTTTATATGCACATTCTACGCTTCATTAGAAACTTTATCAATGTTAGAAACGCTCTCAAAACTGAAAACTTCAGCACAAAAGAGCTTCATACCATAGCCTTGCAATCTTGCGTAGAGTATGAAAAACTCTATCTGCAAGAACAAGCTCAAGTTTTGCAAGAAGAGAATCTAAGGGCAAAAATGCAGCTAGATTTTCTAAACGCCCAAGCCACACTCCAATCCACAAAAGCCCAAGTGCTAAACACACTCGTGCAATGTCAATCTATGCTAAAAAGTCTCAAAGATAACGCCGCAATCAATAGAGCCAATGCAATGGTATCTTTTCTACAAGTAGTGGGAAATGCCACAAATAGTGGGGGAATATCTGCTCATTCAAATAATGTTATTCAAACCATTAACCTTATAGGGCTAGATGATGAAGCCAAAAAGCTTAAAGACTTTTAGACAAGGTAAGCGATGAGCTTAATGACTTGCAAGACTTGCAAAAACTCCAAAAATGCACTCATATTTATGCCCCAAGCCTAGAAACCCTGCCAAATATACCTATAAGAATCTATGCCTTTAGCACATTAGAAAATGCAACAAATTATTTCTTATTAGAAAATGGAGAAACCCATAGTGGCGATACAATGCTCTTTAAAAGCCAAGAGTTAGGAAAGCATAAAATAGAGTTTATCTCACAAAACGCCCAAAAAACTGAAAAAAGCGTGATTGAATTGCAAGTAAGCGATGAGAGTTTAAGAGGGCTAAAATAAGTTTTTTAACCCTTTTTTAAAAACTTTCAATATGTTTAATTGTCTTAAAATCCACATAAAAAGGATAACGCAATGCCAAGAAAAGCAAAATCACAAGTATTACAAGAACACACACAAGAGGAACAAACACCACAAGAACAAGAGCAAGAGCCAACACCACAAGAGCCTAGCCCTGAAGTAGATTCTAGCGAGAATATAGAGAATGAGACTACACCGCCTGAAGTGCCAAGTGATGAAGCCCAAACCCCAGAGCCTGAAGCAGAGCCAAGCCCTGAATCCCCCGAAATAGAACTGCCCGAAGTAGAGCCTGAAACGCCTGAAGTGGAAGCTCCACAAGAGCAAGAGAATGAGACTACACCGCCTGAAGTGGATTCTAGCACAGATACCGAGCCTTTAGAAAATATTATTCCACTCCCAAATATACCTACCCCCGAGCTTTTGCCTGAAGTGGAAACAAAGCCAAATATCCCAAGTGATGAAAGCATAGAAGTAGAAAATATAGAAAATGATTTTATCCAAAAGTTAGAGACAAGCCTAGAGCAAAACACAAGCTGGAAAGAGCAAGTGTATATGACACTTCAAGGACTAAGCCTACTTCTCAACCGATTTCATACCATTAAGGACATTATGAGTAAAACCCACGAAGGACTCTTAACGCAAAAAAATGATATTGATAGCAAAAAAGAAGTCCTAGATACGCAATATAATCATTTGTTAAAAACAATACAGCTTTATGGCATATATTTTGATGACTTAAAAGCGGCTTTGAGTGCTAATGCTGATATAATTCTAAGAAATATGCAAACCTGCATAGAACAAGCTCTTTGTGTGAGCAAACACTCACAGACACCAAAGGGCTAAGTGCGGATATTTTAGAATACAGAAGCGATATTTTACTCACTCTAGAAAAGCTTAAAGCCTTAGATTTACAAAAACAAGAGCTTTTAACCATTTATGCAAAAGGGGAGCAGTTTTTAAAAGATATAAAACTCACCCAAGAAGCGATTTTAAGCTCATTTTCTCAAAAACACGATGAGCTTAAAGCGGAGTTAAGCACACATAAAGGGGAGTTAAGCACACAGCTCACACAAGCTAAAGAGCTTTTAGAAGCAAATCTAAGAGAGCAAGAAACCCAAGCCCTAGAGCTGATTTCTGCAAAAATAAAATTTGTAGATTCTAAAATAACCGAGCTAGAGCAGAATTTTATTAATAAAAAGGCTCAACTTGACTTAGCACATAGTGAAATCACAAATGCAAGAAATGCCTTGCAAGAAGCTAGAACCTCCTTTGAGACAAAAGCAAGTGAATGTGAAAGCAAACTCCAAGAACTCACAGATAATCACATCATCACACTAAATAACGCCAAAGAGAGCCATATCATAAGCCTAAATGAAGCTACAAGGCAGCATAGCGAGGACTTAGAGAAGTTAAAAACAAACTATAAGCAAGAGTTAGATTCAGTATGTGCGGGGAAATTGCTATTTTAAAAAGATATATTGAGCAAATACAAGCTAGAACTACGCAGTTTGGGGCTAATTTCAAACGCGTAACATATTTGGAAAATGCCACCTTTACCCCGCCAGAGGATAATATTTACTATTATGTCTTTTTACAAGGTGGAAGTGGAGCGGACAACTCCGTAACACAAGGAGGTATTACAAGCTTTGGCACTCATCTATCAGCTAGAGGGCTTAGGGGTGAAAATGGCAAAGGTATGCGTGGAGAATGTGTAAGTGGCTTTGTTGAAGTGCAGAGCTTAGAGCCTATAAGTGTGAGTGTGGGACAAGGGGGGATATGTATCGTGTCCTACACAAGCAAGGAAGCTACAAGTTAGGCTTTTTCTCTTTGGCTAAATCGCGGATTCTACACTTTTTGTTCGCTCACTTACCTTAAGTAAGCTCCGCTCACAAAAGCTTGAAAACCACGATTTTAACTCAAAGATTTAAAAGCCTTTAAATCTTGGGTGGGAAAAATGAAACCAAACAAACCCACAAGGGCGAAGTATTTGTGATAGGCAAAAAAAGCAAGATTCTAAGATTTTGCAAACTTCACAACCCGCACAAGAAACCACAAGTAGAGGAAGTATTTTTGAGATAGAATCGCCGATTCTAGCCAAAAAGACAACGCTAAAAGGAGTAAGAAATGCAACCACAAGACATTAGACTAGGACTATCCCACTACCAAAACATCGCTAATGCAATGGATAAAAGCGTGGAAGCACAAAATATGATAACACAAGCTTTGACAAACTTGCTGATAATGCTATGAAGTTTAGCGATTTTTTTGCAAGGAGGCAGGAGGCACAAGAGCAAAAAGCTTTTAGAGAAAAGCCTATAATGATGAAAAGGCATACAGAGAGCAAAGAGATGCTATCAGTGATGAGCGATATACTCAAGAGTTTGATGAGAATAAAAGGCGATATGATAGTGATTTAGCTTAAGAAACAAGGTCGCTAACGCACAAGTTGCCAACTATAACGCTAATACGAGAGCTACAAACTTAAATAGCGATGCGGCTACTTTTTATACAGGTTTAAATATACAATCAATCTTAGAGCAATTTGGCGATAATTTACATAGCACAATAGGGGTAAAAGCATTATCGCTTCAGGGAGCAATTTTCAACAAAAACCAATAGCAATAATTCCTATACGCAAGAAAAAACAAGCAAAAAGAGCAAGGTATATCAAATCCATCAGTAACAGCTCTCACCAAAGGCACACCCAAAGCAACAAACAACAACCAGCCATACATATCACGAATAGCACAAAAATAAAAGCTAAAGTTTGCTAAACTATCTTTTTTAGGAGGAGCAGTTATGAAAAAAATCGTATTTTTGCTTATTTTTGTGTCTCTCACGCTTGTGTGGGGAAATCACAGAGGACTACACAAGTGGAGAAGAGTATCAATTCGCAGCAATGGCAAGATGGGTAGGAAGCAAAAGTGCGGAGCTAAGTTACAAAGAGCTACAAAAGGGCAATGATGTTGCACTTGAGGATATTTTAGATGAAGCAACGGATTTGTGCTAGAGCATATTGTAGGGTATTTGAAACACAAAGGAGTTTAGAAAAATTCCTAAGCACAATGCTAGAAATGCTCTATCGCCCCATATATATAGACTATAAAAAGCAAATGGTAAGCGAGGGCTTTTTGCTATGGTGTGAAAAAAACGCCAAAGATTTGCAAAGCTTAAAGATTTTAGAAAAAAAGCTTTATGAGTGGAATCACTTAAAAAGGCATTTGACTTAGAATGAGTAAAAAAAGCATAAAAACGAAATTATCCTTAGAACCTTAGCTCAAAAGGATTTATACTCATTTGTAAAGCTCAAGTGGGAGCGGTATAATAATGCTCCTTTTATGGAGGGTGGCATATACAATACCTATGCAAAATCCTAGAATCCACACTACCTTGTAATGATTTAACTTCGGGCAATCATTTGAGAGATTGTGCTAATTTTGAGACAACCGCAGACTTTATGTCTAGCTCTGCCTCAAAATTAGCACAAAACTCCCAAAGCAACACCGCAAATTTAAATCATACGCAGAATCCTAATCCCACACACAAGCACGAAGTGGCAGATTCACGCTTAAGGCACGACCTTAAGCGTGTTAAAATAAAATCGCACGAAGTGCAAACCTATGAAAGCGTTGTCGGGTGGGGTTCTACAAGGGGGAGGGAGCGACTTCGCGTGCAGCGAAGCAAACCCACACTTGCAAATTCAAGCCCCTCCCCCTTGTAAAAAAGAAAACACAAGTAACGATTTTAGCAAAAAAGACAACGCTAAGGCAAAGACAAGCCCATCAACATTAATAACAAGGCTAATGATTAATATGCCACCATCTTATGGCAAAACCGAAATCATCGCTAGAAGTTTCATCGCGTGGGCGTTGGTAAAGATAGAAAAAGAAAGTTTTTTACATCTCTTATAGTGATGAATTATGCAGGAAAATTGCCAATCAAGTGCGGGACTTACTCAAATCTAAGCTATGGAGCGATGTGTTCTCTCTCCTCCGCAGTTTTTACAAGATAACGCCCAAGAGTTTGTTTTGCGTGAGGGGGGCGGATTATTTGTAACCACGCTAAAATCTGCCCTAACAGGCTTTCACGCTCATCAAATCCTTATAGATGACCCGATAAAAGTAAGCGAGATGAACTCAAGGGCGGCAAGAAATCTCGTTAATCAAAATTTTAAAGAATCCGTGCTATCGCGTTTGCAAGATAATAAAAGCAATATCACTATTTTAATGCAAAGGCTTGGAGTAGATGACTTATGCGGATTTTTATTAAATGAGCGAGAGTTTGACAAAGATATTATCAATCAATGGAAGCAAGTCAGTCTAAAAGCCATTGAAAAAAGGATATGACCTACACACAAGGGGATTTTAGCTATTTTAGGAAAAAGGGCGAGGCGTTATTCCCACAGCGGCATACTGAAAGCACAGCTAGAACATTTGCGTTTGCAAATGGGCAATGATGAATTTTCATCTCAATATTTACAAGACCTTTAATCACAAGTGGTGGGTATTTTGATGAGCAGTATTTTAGCTATATATGGGGATATGAGATAGGCAAGGTAAATACTTATATTTTTGTAGATAATGCTTTAAGTTTGAAATCAAGTGCGGATAATAGGGCATTATGCGTAGTGAGTGTGGAATCTTATAACGAAAATGTCCGCTATATCGTGCAAGATGTGCTTTTTGGTGTGTGGAGTGAAGAGAATACAATCAAGCATATTTTAAGCTTAAAAGCCAATACAAAACCGCCAAAACTTATATTGAAAGCGAGGCGGTGGGTGATACTGCATAGGTTACTTTTAAGTGAGTTAGCCAAATTTAATCAAAAGGCAAAAGAACAAGGCTTAGAGCTTTTAAGCGAAGATATATTTTGCTACACACCTAGTAGAAAGATTAGCAAAGTAGATAAGATTAAGGCAATGCGACCTTTTTATAACACAGGACTTTTGGTGTTTAATCACAACGCAAGGGGTTTAGAGCAGTTTAAAAAGGAATTATTTTCATTTAACCCCGATAAACCTTTTAGAAAAGATGATTGCATAGATGCGTGTGCGAGTGCCTTAATCCATAGTGATGTCAAAGCTCCTTTAAACGAAAGCGTTGAATGCGTTCTGCCAAGACATCGCCAAAAAGCAAGAACTTGGAGAATCAGCCCCCTTATAGCAAAGGGGCAAGGCTAATGCGTATTTTAACCCTTTGCATTCTCTCTTTGTTTTATACACTTCCACTTAGTCGCCCCTTCCTCCTTTAGAAAAGTAAAAATCAAATAGGTAACTACTACTTCATTAAAGGGGCGGCTGTAAAAAGTGTCTTAAACAAAACCTCCCGCGTGAGCGGTCTTAAGTGAGCTTTTTAAGCGAACGGCTATGAAATAAATGAGCCCGCCCCCCGCAGGGCTTTAGGAGCAAGGCAGGATTATTCCTGCCGCAGTGGTCTTAAGTGTAGTTTTGGTGAAAAACTACACGGCAATAAAATAAAATAGAAAAGGATTTAAGTGAGTGAAGTTTTTAACTTTGATTTTGATAAACTCCAAAAACAAGGCATAAGCAAAGAAGCTACACTTAATTTTTTAAAAACAAAAACGGAGAATAATTTTAATTTTGATGAGTTAGAGAATACTTTTAAGTCAAATGGCTACACGCAAGAACAAATCACAAATGCAATGTATCATAGTTGCAAGAGGCGAGTAAGAGCGGGGATTTATGGCTACGCCCTTTACCTAAAGATGATTTAGTCTCGGGCAATCATTCCGCAGATTTGTGGATTCTGCAACAACCGCAGACAACACACAAACAACACTACTTCAAGCGGTTTGCGTTCCACGCAATCTAATTTAACGCCAAAATCATTCTATGATTTGCAAAGTGAGAATCCACAAGCCGATACACAGGATTCTAAGATTTTGCAAGATTCACAAGCAACACAAGAAACCACAAGTAGCGGAAGTATTGTGGAGATAGAATCGGGGCTTTACGAGCCGAGTGCAAGGAGTTTATTAAACATAAATGACGAAGCACGAGGCGAAGTAATCGCCGATTATAGCCCACAAGACAACGCGGATTCTAAAGGCTTTTTTGAAGGAATCTTAGAAGGCATAGGCTATGAACCGATAATGTCAAAGCCATAAACGCAGAGGCTGATAAGCTTTTAAGAGAAAGTGTAGAACAAGGCAAAATTTAAAAGATTTAAGCGGGGCAGAAAAAAGGCGACTTTATGAGCTTTATAACGATAATAAGGGGCTTGTTTGGTTTAACTCAATGGAAGCAAGTTTGCAAAAAGAATACAACAGACTGAAAGAAAAGCAAAATATCGCACAAATAAAAGACCCCAAAGACTTAAGCCAAGAGCAAAGAGAGATAATCGCGCAAGACTAGGAGCTATTCAAACACTTGGAATTACCTTTTTGTAGATGAAAAAGACACCTTAAAAGGAATGGCAGGATAATTACAAGGCACAAAGCGAGATTTTACCACAAACACAAAAGCCATTGCCTTTTTAGATAATATCCACAAGCATAAAAGTATAAGCAATATCATAGAATCTGCCTATAAAGGAGAGATGAATAAAGAAGCCTTTGAAGATTATTTAAACGAAGTGGAGGCAATCGCCACAACGGCTGGATTTGATGAAATAGGCTATAACAAAAAGGGCGAGTTATATTTTTACAAAGGAGAGAATGCCTATAAAGTCAATCAGGGTTTTTTTGATAACTTTACTAATATTTTATCAGCAAACGCAGGAAGCATAAGCGGTGGGATAAGTGGAGCAATAGCAGGAGCAAAACTAGGTAAAACCCCACAAACCGCTATGGCTGGAGCGATTTTAGGCGGTGGTGCTGGGGCATTTCTAGGCGGGGGAGCTGATGTATTAATCACAAATGCGTATTTAAATAGAGAGAATAACCTTGATGAGCTTATCCGCCACGCCACTGAAGAAGGTGCAATGAGTATAGTAGGCGATGTCGCAATAGCGGGTATTGTCAAATATGGTGGCAAAGCCTTAAATAAAGCTAAAGATATGCCTTTAGGCAAGTTAATAGACTATACACCCATTTTAGGATTTGCAAAAAGGGCAGTAGATGGCAATGCAAGTTCCGCTCAAAAGCTTATAGATAAGACTTACACACAAGAGCAGATGTTAAGCTTAAAAGAAGCAGGTGAAAGCTTTGGAGCAAATCTTAGCTTTAATGGAGAAAAAGGCAAAAATCCTTTTAAAAGCACTTTTGGCGAGGATAGCAGCTTTGCTAAAAGCTATGATTTTTTGCAAAATGCCCTAAGTTTGCCTACACAAAGAGCAAGACAACAAGAATTTATCCAAGCCATAAGAGCTGATGAAAGCGGACAACTCTTAGCTTTTTTAAGTGAAGCTTCCGCACAAAGCCCAAAGGCTTATGATAATATGCGTAGCATTTTGAACGCCACAAGCTTTCAGGTTAAAAAACAGCTAGATAATCTTAATTTAAATAAAGGCGATATAAAAGCCGTATTTGATGAGCTAGAATCTGGCACAAAGCAAAGCTATGATGAAGCGATAAATAAGATTATAGGCGGTATTTATAATGATAGCTATAAGGTGAATCTAAATGAGCTTAAAAGGGAAGTTGGCAAACCCATACAGCAAGAGCAAAAGGGAATCTACAATGTCGCATATAATGGGAAAAATGCCACACTCATAAAGCAAGATTTAGAAAGTGTGGAGAGTGCTATTTTATTTGAAAAAGGTAGGGAAAATCCCAAAACAAATAAAGGATTTGGAGCTAAACATATTCTCAAACACACCAAAGACACAAACGCACAAGGCTATATTACAGATTTAGAATTAGTCAATTTAGGAAAAAGCATAAGGGAGTATTTAGCAAAACATAAAGAGCCTTTTATTGATACAAACGGAGCTAGATTGTATGAATGGGAAAACAAAGAGGGAGTGAGATTTAGAGCGGTAGTAGGTGATATAGGTAAAGACCCCTCTACAACGGAGGGAGCAAAAGCCTTATCTCTACCTAATGAAAGAATTATAACATTTTATAGTGATAGAAACCTTAAAGACAAAATGCAGTTTAAAAATCCTGAGCTAGAAAAGCAGTTGCCAACAAAAAGCAACTTAGAAAAAGATTTAACACAACAAGAAATAAAAGAAACCATAGATAAGTGGGATTTAAGCCCAGAAACCAATAGTAAAGGCAAACAAAGGCTAATGGTATCAAAGGTAAGCAAAGAGGAAGCAGAGGAGCTAAACAGACATTTTAATTTTAAGGGCAAGAGAGATTTAACAAGGGAAATAGATAGCCACCAAATAATCCATACACTTAAACAGCACGGCGATGAGAATATAGAAAAAAGTAGGGGACAAATCGCAGTCAATATGGACGACATCAGCAATTATATGGATATTGTAAAAAACAATGATTTTAAAAATATCCAAGATAATGGAAAAATCGTATATGCAAAACAAATAAATGGGTATCACATCGTCTTAGAGGAAGTGTTAGAAGGACAAGATAAAATAAGATTTTTTGATATGTGGAAACAAAAAGGGCAATTAAATAAAGAAGTGTTACTATCCCACAGCCAACGCCCCAACACGAGTCCAAGCCTAAATCTTGAACGCCCTATGCCTAGTAACACCATCGCAGATTCTACCACAAATAACCAAACCTTTAAAGTCCAACCACAAGAAATAGATGATTTTCAAAAACATTTTAACTTTAAAAACAAAAAACCACTTTTAAGAGAATTGCGAGAAAATGAAATCACTCACGCTTTAAAATCGCACGGCGATGAAATAAAAGAAACACAAAGGGGCAACATCGCTATCACAAGGGCAGATATAGAAGCAAATTACCCACGCATTACACAAGAATATGATGAGCGATTTTTCACTAATAGAAGCGTGATTTATGTAAAGCAGGTTAATGGGTATCACATAGGTATTGAGGAGGCATTATTAGGGCAAGATAAACTTATTTTTAAAAGCTTGTGGAAAACAAAAGGGAATTACAATAGGGAAGTTTTACTCAAAAATGCTAAGGCTAACCCATATCCGCATAATGCAGATGAAGTGGCAAAGAGTGAATCTATCTCTAATCCTAGCTTAGAGCAGGGCTACCCACAACAATATCACCTTAGCACACCAAATTCTACCACAAACAAAGTCTTTAATCAAGGTGATATAAAGTTTGACATAGATTCCTATGCAAACACTGATGAATTTAAGGCTTTTAATCAAATCAAAAACGCAGAAAAAGCAAAAGACATTATACCACAACCAAACAAACAAACCTTTCAAGCTTACAAGCAAAGCCTAGAATCTCAAGGTATCCCTATTGAAAATGAAGTCAAAAGCTTTATTAACTTTGTTGAAAAAAACATTTATAATGAAAATGGTGTGAGTTTTAACCAACTCAACAATGCCCTTAAAACACTTAATAGCTACTACAAAGAAGCCAAAGACCCAAATTTTAAAAATCATATCAAAAACGCAATGGATAGCTTTTTAAGAGAGGATATAAAAGCAGGTATTGAAGCTATATTTTCACAAAATAAGAGTGCCTATAAAGATATAAGCTCTCTGTATGCCACAGCTTTAAGCGATTATGCGGATATGAAAGAAGTGCTAAAAATCGCCGATAAACTCAAAATCCGCAACGCCACTACTGAACAAAACAAAGCCTTAGATTCTTTACTCAAACTTGCCAAAGGGCAAGGCGATAAGCTAGATAATATAAGCTCTCTCACAAAAGCCCTAGATAAAGATAATAGAGCCTTGATTGAACTCAATATGCTATCAGGTCTTTTTCAAAAATCCCTTTATGATGAAAATGCCTTGCAAGTTATAGATAGTGGCAAGTTTTTTAAAGAGCTACAAGCCTTGCATAAAGACACATTCCAAAGTAAAGAAGCACAAGATTTTATCAATATTATGAGTGATTTTGATAGATTGTTTAAAAATGATATTTTAATAGCCAAAGCCCTAAAGCCTACAACCACGGGACAAATCGGCTCATCTATTGCCACAAGCATTGAAGGGGCGGTAAAATTTCAAATGGTAAAAAATGCCTTTTCACATCTTGTGCGATTAATGCCTCATATCCCTTTTATGAGTGGATTGAACCAAAAAGTGCAAGGTGCAGCTTTGAGGTATCATTTGCAAAAAGCCTTAGAATCTAGCTTTTCTGTGAGTGAGCTAAAACACACCCTGCAAAATAGAATTGCCAAAGCCCCATACACTAGCCAAACAAAAAGCCAAATTGAAAAAATCTTAAATCGTGTGGATACCATACAAGATGAGTTGATAGAAGTAGCCAAAGAAGCAAATCATTTTTACACACAAAGAGAAGAAACAAAACTTATTTTAAATGCCAAATCAGGCAAAGATATAGTAAATCAAAATGATGGCAGAATAGCACAAATCTCACGCAAAAATATTGCCAAAATGACAAGCGATAAAGCCATAGCAAAAAGCGTGGCAAATGGCTTTAGCCCACAAGAACATTTTAATGCCGTGCAAGAAGTGGATAAACTCTATCAAGGGGCAGTGTTTAGGGAAACACAAAAAGACACAAAAAACAACGACCCAGCTTTGATTATACATAGATATGAAGCGGAGCTAGATAATGCTAATGGACTCATAACAATTAAAGAGAGCTTGGATAAAAATAAAAATAGGATTTATAGCATAGAATTAGAGGGATTAGAATCTAAGTTAAGCACTAAGACCCACGAGAATAAACAAAGCACCTTAGATTCAAGCGTCAAAGATTTTGATACTAGCGTGGATTCTAATATGTCTTTAAACGCAAAAGGCATTATACCACAAAATCCCACAAAAGCACAATCTAGCTTAGAATCTGCCCCGCAAAAAGTGGATTCTAGCGACATTATTTTTACTGATAAAAAAGGTAAAGAACACACGCTTACAAAAGAAGTGCAAGAGCAGTGGCTGAATACTTTTAACCTAAAAAGCCTTGATGAAGCCTACACGCCAAAGTTTAGTGATGAAGTGAGTAAAGCCCTAGAGCCGATTTTGCAAGGGGAGCAGATAAAGCTAACAAGCGGGAGTTTGCTAAAGCTTATGCAGAGAGATAGGCTAGAGTTTTTGCCCTATATTAAGGACACTTTAGAGTATAGCGACATAGTAATAAAAGATAAAGAAAACGCCCTTATCTTTGCTAAAGACATAGGACAGACAAGCTATTTTACAAGTGTGAGTAAAAACGATAAGGGCGAATGGGTTATATCTACGAACTCATATAAAACAATCAATCAATTAAAGAATAGGGTTAATGATAGTGGGGAAATTCTATACATAAGCAAGGAAGCTCCAAATATACTCGCTGAAACTTTTACCACTAAAGCGTTTTCTAATGAACTTGCAAGCGACATTATACCACAACAAACATTAGAATCCACTATGAAAAAGTTTAATTACGATGAGAGAAAGGCTAAAGACTTATTAGAGTGGCATAAAGATTCTAGCCCTTTAACAAAAGATGAAAATGGAGTGCCTAAAGTGTTTTATCACGGAAGCGAAACTGATAAACCTTTTGAAGTATTTTTAAGTGAAAAAGACCAAACAAAATGGGGATTTTGGTTTAGCAGTAATGCAGATGATGCAGATTTATACGCTAGGGCTAGAGGCAATCAAGCAGGGAAGCACGGATATGAAGTTTTTCTCAAAGCAAAAAATATATTTGATTTCAATGATGAGAAAAATTTAGAAGTGCTTAAAAAGATTTTTAGCAAAGAGGATTATGAGTTTATGCTGGATGACTTGCAAAAATGGGGAAAGGAAATTAATGTTTTTAATATGCTAAAGGATACAAATTTTGATAGATATAGAAGCAAGGCAGAAGTATTTAAAAATGAACTGAAAAAATTAGGATACGATGGGATAAAAGAGCTAGGCGACACGATTGTAGTCTTTGATAGCAATCAAATAAAGCATATTGACAATAAAGGCGTAGATGGCAAGTTTTTCAACGAATCTAGCCCTAATATTATGTATTCTAATCCACATTTAGGTGCTGGAATCTTAAGTGGCAGTGCAGCAGGAATTGAAACTGATGAGAATGGAAACATTGTAGGATTTAATCCTGCTAAGTTTGCCGCTGGATTCTTAGGTGGAGCGGTAGGGAGTAAGGCGGTAACTCAAGGCTTTAAATATCTAAAAGAAAATCCGCAAGTTAAAGAAGCGGTAGCAAGGGAATTAACAAACACACTCGCCCTTGGCTTTGACAAAGCAAGGCAAAAATACCCGCTTTTAAGCTTACTAGAGCCGCGTTACATCGTGCAGAATGAAAGGGGCAGAATAGTCCAAGCAAAAAGTATGCTAAAATTAGCAGAAAAAGAAAGTCAAAAAGTGCAACTAAAAACATACAAAACACTGAAAAAATACAATATAGAATCGCTAGAAATCGCACAAGAGCAAGAATATAAAGACTTTGTGGCTGATGTATGGGATAAAAAAGGTTATGAAAAAGCCCCAAATATTCTAAAAATTGCTACTTTACCACAGGAGCTAAAAAACGCTTTGGGTGTTAAGTTTGATGAAGTGTTTTTGACCAAAAAAGATTTAAGCCATTTTAGAACAGCACGAAAGGCAAACTACAATCAAGCACTAAGCGAGAATGAAATTTTAGAGATTCCAAGCGTTATAGCACAAGCAAAGAATGCCTATATTGACACTAGACATAAGAATTTTTTCATCGTGTTTGCAGATAAACAGGACGATACAAAAATAAACTTTATACATTTTAATACTGATGAGTTGGGAAATTATATCATCACCACAAAAAAGGCAGATAAAGAAGTTTTAAATGATAAACATTATAAACAAGTAGGGAGCGGAATCGAACCGCACATACCATAAGCGAAACGCTTATGCCTCTTCCACTGAGAGCATCGCCTACTTGCTTACCCACAATTATACCCCCTAAAGCTTAATCTTCACTTTACCCCCCCCCCCCCCAATAATGCACGGCGAAGCGTTAAGCAAAGAGCTAACAAACAAAGTGGAAAATATGCTAGAATCTAGCAATAAGATTTTGGGAGAGACAATGACTTTGAAAGATAGGCTACTTATAGACAATAAAATTAAATATAGTTATTTAAAAGAAATAGCCCAAGATTTACCTAAACCTATAACAAAAGATGATTTTTTACATCTTTTAAAAAATAAAAAATATGTCAATATACAAACACCTATAAAAGAACTAGAAATAGAACCTTTAAAAGCTTACGAGCATTTAACGCAAAATTCTAACAAACAAAACAGGATAGATATAAGCGGTGCAATATTACCAACTTTGCAAAACCCACTTTTTATAACCAAAGACAAAAAAGACACTTACTATTTTTACAAACCTTTTAAAGATGAAAAGGGAGTGCTAAATATCGTTAGTATAGCCATACCAAAGAGCAATAGAATCCGCTACAAAACAAGCTACATTGCCTCAAGGGAAAGAATGCTAAAAATGATAAATGAATACGAATTGGTATATGAAGCATTTTAAGGCAAGAGTGCCTCAGCAAAGGGGATAAACCACTTACATTGCGTATCCTACGGCTACTACTCTTGCGTGGGAGTATTATACCATAAGATTCTACAAAATTACAAAGCAACGCACATTTAGGCAGTGGATTAGTGGGTGGGAGCGTGAGCGGAGTGGAGCAAGATGAAAATGGTAATCTCACCTTTAGCCCTGAAAAGTTTGTGTTGGGATTGCTAGGGGGAGCGGCAGGAAGTAAAGCAGTATAGAGAAAACATAAAGGGCGGATTTTTCAAAACATTTAAAGAGCCTTTATTTGTGGTAGAACAGACAAGACAGGGACAAAAAGAACCGAGCGTGTATTTTTATAAGCCATTTTTTGACAAGGATAAAAATCTTATGAATCTGTTTGGAATAGGGATAGATTCTAGTGGAAATGTAGATTTTAAAACATATTATTTTGATAAAAGGAGAAATAGATTAAAAGAAATACTGATGAGTGATAAGATTAAAATCGTATATGTGCAAGAGAACCTTTAAGCCTCACCTCTCTCTCACAATCTACCCAATGAGAGCGTGTTTAGCTATATGCCCCCTAGTAGTATTGGGTTAAGGCGTATAGCAAGGCTTAAAGACAGCTAGATTATACCATAAATTTATTAAACTACAATCTAACGCCCATTTAGGCAGTGGATTAGTGGGTGGGAGCGTGAGCGGAGTGGAGCAAGATGAAAATGGTAATCTCACCTTTAGCCCTGAAAAATTTGTGTTGGGCTTTTTAGGGGGAGCTGCTGGGAGTAAGGCGGTAATGAGTGGAAAATACGCTATAATGCGTAGAATGGAAGCAAGGAATAAGGATAAAAAACTTTACAATGTCTTTAAAGCAATAGATTCTAGTGCAAAATATGGTAGCAAAATGAATCTTGTTGGCAAAGAAAATCTAAACGCCGATACTCTAGCCTATGCACTAGCTAAAAATAAACGCTTTGCGATAAATAAACTTGATGAGAATACCGCAAGAGTTCTAGGCTTTAAATATCCCCAAGATGTCCGCAGAAGCATAGACCCAAGCGATGTAATCCACACGCTTAATCGGCACGGAATAGATTCCAATCTAGTTAAACTTAGCGGACAAAAGCCTGTTACACTTGATGATATTGCGAAATATCAAGATTATGCGGATAATGCAACGCATAAAGGCGTAAGCAAGGGCAAAAGACAAGAAAGCGTTAGCGTAAGTGCAAATCAGTTAGATAGCGAATATTATGTCATTATAGAACAAATAAGAAAAGGACAAAACGAATTAGGTTTTAAAACGATGTATTTTGAGCGTGGAATCTTAAATGATGAGAAGTTTAATAAATTGTTAAAAAAATAAAGAGCATTGAACACTTAAGGTATAAACCCGCAAGTCGCCTTAGTTATGAGCTAAGATTTGCTTAGATAAGATTCTATCAATACTCGCTTAAATCATACCACAAAACACGCAAACATTGCAAGGAGTATTGCAAAATAATAGAATCTGTTCGTAAAAAGCAAAATGAACTAAGTTTTAAAACTATGTATTTTGAAAAAGGGGTTTTAAAAGATAATGCGAGTTTTTGGCAGAGCTACGGCGAGTCGGGTTATAAGCCCGCTTCCGTAGATGACTAAGCTTTTTTACAAGCTTGACTTATTATAGCATATAAATGTAACAAATGTGAATAAAGAGTTTTGAACGACAAGGGGAAGTTTAAAAGATAATCCAGCCTTTGATTTAGCAGTATCCAAAGATACTCCCAGCACTCAAGGTTATAAGCCTGAACTAGAGCAAGGCTAATACAAAGGCTATGCTTTATTCTAGCCTAGCAAAACTTAAGACAAGGTTATGTCGTAGAACAATAAGAAAGGTATAAATGAAAATATTTAAACCAGCATAAGCAACTATCCAAAAGAAAATAAAATATATTTTAAAATTCTTATTTGCCATTTACCAAAAAACAACCACAACAAGATGTTTGCCTAAAGCATTCACAATCTTTGCATTTTCTTTTAATGCTTCCGTATCATCAAGGAGTTTTCATTTTCTACTTTTTTAATATTTTGCTTTGATAGTTCATTTTGGTATTTTATCTCATCTAGTTTTGCCGTGTTTGTTGCTAAGTCTTTTGCACTAGTTTGCGGAGTGGCATTCTTTGGCATTTGATTAGACATATACATCTACACCTAGTTTATTTAATCGGTATTCCATAGCAAGAGATGAGACACCAAATAACTCGCCATAGAATCAAGGGTGTATTTATTGCCACAAGTCGCAAGACTTCATCTTGCGGCATTAAAAAGATTTGCGGCAAAAGTGTTAGCCTCTATCTCTTTTTCATCTAGCCCCAAAGATGAGCTAGTATCTCTTTTGCTAGTATGACTTGTTCCGTCATTGTGCAATATAAAATGCCCTATCTCGTGTGCTATACTAAAAACTTGCCTAGTGATATAATCCGTAGCTTCTACAAAAATCTTTTTTCTTTATAAAAAATCTGCCCTGATACATCACGGGGGTAATAAAGCAGTAAAAACCTCTAAGTCATAAGCCTTAGCCACTAGTATAGGGTCAATAGGAAATATATTTGTAACTTTGCTTCTTGCAATGTCCGCTTGTGTAATAACAAACTGCTCTCGCGTATAATCCATATTCCCTCCTTTAAGACTTGCTGTTTTGGTGCTGGATTTTACCACAAATTTATTAAACTAAAAAATGGCTGACAATAGATTTTTAGAATGCTTAGCAGCATAATCTTTTTAACCCTTTTAAATCCCTGCAATTTCCCCTACACTTGCACCATATTCAAAGGGTGGTGCGTAACCAGCACAAGTAAAAGTCAAGGATAGTAGCAAACTTGCAAAAAGAAAATGTGAAATAAAAAGAAGTAAAAAACTGCCAAAACTCTGGGTAGAGTATAAAACCAAACAATAAGAATCCCTTTGAATAAAACATTAAAAAGGATAAACAATGGCAAATTTTGAAATAGCACACAAGGTAACAGCAGATTGCGAGGGCGGGTATGTTAATGATAAAAACGATTCTGGTGGTGAAACGATTTTTGGCATTGCTAGGAATATGTGGAAAGATTTGCCCCTATGGAAAATTGTAGATGATTACAAAAAAATGGTGGGCGATTTATCCCAAAAGGCTGAACGCAAAGAGCTAGAAAAGCTATGTTTGGGGAATGCTGAGTTTGTAGCACAAAAAAACGCTTTTTACAAAGCTCAATTTTGGGATAAGATAAAGGGCGATGAGATTACTAGCCAAGCAGTAGCGGGGAATGTCTATGACTTTGCTGTAAATGCTGGAGTGAAACAAGCGGTGAAAACATTGCAAAGGGCATTAGGCGTTAGTGATGATGGTATCTTTGGCAATGGGACACTCACTGCCTGTAATAATGCAGAATCTGCAAATCTCAATAATGATTACTGCGTTGGGCGTGAAAACTTCTATAAAGATTTGGTTAAAAGAAAGCCACAAAATGAGAAGTTTTTAAATGGTTGGCTTGGGCGTGTAAAACGCTTTTATGTGTAAAAGGATAGAAAATGAAACACTTACTTCAAAAATGGCTAGGGATAGCAGACCTTGAAAATGAGATTATAAACCTTAGGGAGCAATATAGCCAAATAACTTATTTATTAGCTAACAAAGATGTAACACTAAAGCATTTGCAAGAGAGCATAGACAAAGCCATTTTAAAGCAAGAAGAGTTAAATGAGTATATAAAAACGCATTTAAATTCAAATTAAAAATGGTTAAAAGCATTAGCCTCACGCTTAAGGCACGACCTTAAGCACAATAAAATAAAATCGCACGAAGTGCCACCTCTTAAAGCGTTATCGGGTGGGGGATTTTTAAGGGGGAGGGGTGATTTCGCAATTCAAGCCCCTCCCCCTTAAAAAAAAAAAGAATTGCTAAAAAACTTCTCTCAACTAAGGAGCTAAAAAATGCAAACCTTACTAGACATTCTCAAAAACCTATTTAGCTCACAAAATGGAGCTAAAGAAAGCAATGAGCTTGACACAAAGCAAGAAGTGGATATTGGCGTGTTGCAACATAGAGTGAATGATTTAGAATCTAATCTCAAAACAGCTTTAAGGCGTATAAATAGGCTAGAAAAAGAGGTCTATGAGCTAAAGACACTCAAATAAAAATAGCGTTGTCTTTACGGCTAAAATCTTTGATTCTGCATTCGCCAACTGCGTCATTTATGTTTAATAAACTCCTTGTTGGCTCACTTGAAAACAAAGATTTTAACTCGTAAATACTTCCGCTATGGTGTTTTATAAACATTCCGCACAAGCGGTCTTAAGTGAGCTTTTAAGCGAACGGCAATGAAATCAAATAGGAGGCAAAATGATAAATAAAGCCAAAGCTCTTAAATCTTTATCCACTCTTATTATTCTCACGCTTTTTGTATATTTTATGAAAGGCTGTGCAGAGCCAAAAGTTGTGTTTAAAGAAGTCAAAGTGCCTGTTGCCTGTGATGTCAAAGAAAGAAAGAAACCGCTCAAAAACGCCAATGTGCTGGAGTATTTAAAAGAAGTGTTGGTGTATGCGGAGGGGTTGGAGAAAGATTTAAACTACTGCAAAGGCAAGAAGTGATGGGCTTTAGTGATATTCGCGTTGTCTTGTGGGCTATAATCGGCGATTACTTCGCTTTGTGCTTCGGCACTTACGCTTAAGTAAGCTTCTCGCACAAAGCTCGTAAAGCCCCGATTCTATCTCCACAATACTGCCGCTATGTCTTATGTAAAAAAAAACTCAAACTTCCAAACAAAATAAAAAGGAGTATAAATGCAATATCTCATCGTTTTTCTCAGTGTTATCATTTTTGGTTTAGGTGGAAGCTGTGCGTATCTTTTAAACAAAAATGCAGAATTAAAAATGCTTAATCAAATCAATAATGCCATAGTAGATTCTCAAACAAAAGCCATAGAGCAAATGGCACTAGAGAGTGAAAAATATCACTGCGATTTAGAATCTATGAATGACTACACAAGGGCAAAATACTCCGCAGTTATCACAGAACATAAAGATGAGAGCTGTGAATCTAAGCTCAAAGAGTTTGAGAAAGCTTTAAATATTTATGGTGGTGAATAATGGAGACTTTGCTAAGGCTGGTTGTGGTTGTAACGCTACTTATTTTGATGTTTTGCTTTGTGGAAGTGATGAGCCATAGGGAAAAGATAGGGAGCTATCAAAGCTATGGGCATATGAGACTTTAAGAAACTTTGCAGGTTAAAGCTTTTACACAAAACACCTAAAAGGCGGGGGAAATCCCCCTTACGCTAATACTTATATTTCAACTTAATTTTAAACCTAAAAAGCCTAAAATTAATGTATAATACAAGTAAGCGTTTTCTATGTCGTTTCATAGGAACGCCTTTAAGGTGATTTTGCCCCAAAGTTATCTAAAAATGATTTTTGGGGCAAACTATTGTAACATACTTTATACCACAATCCCCCTTTAACCCTTTTAAATCCCTTTGTTTTTGTGTTTAATGCTCCTTTTGTATTTCATTGCCGCGAAGTTTTACGCTTAAAGCGTTGTCGGGGTGGTGGTTCTATAAGGGGGAGTGAGCGGTATATCTGCGAACCGACTTCGCAATTTAAGCCCCTCCCCCTTGTAAAAAAGAAAAAAAGAATTGCTATTTTATACTCGTGCCTCAAGCGTGTAAGGATTTGAAATTATGAAAAATTGGAATCTATGGTTTTTTGTAGGATTGTTGCTTATTTTATATGTCGGTAGCGGAATGGTAGATGAGCTAAAAAGCGGACAAAAAAGACTAGAAGACAAAATGCTACAATTCCAAGCAAAAGCAGAAGCTATCACCACACGATTAAATGCGAATGAAAAAGAATCCGCAGACTTCTACAAGCTCCAAAAAAACCAAGATGTATGGCAAGGCACAGCGTGTATAAACTGCCATAATACACTAGCTACTGCCCTGCCTATCTACAAACGCACAATCCCCGAAGCTATTGAGATTGTGCGAAATGGCAATGAGAGTAGCAAAGCAGGTGGAATGCCAACATACACAAGCCGTGCGACAAGGGATAAAAACTCAATTACTGATAGTGAGTTAAAAGTTCGCCTAGATGCACTCTACACACAAGAGTTGCTCCAATATGCAAAGGATAAGATTAAATGAATGAAGTGAGTTTTTTTTGGAAATTTTTAATCGCTTTGTGTGCTGGGGTGTTTGGTGTAGCAGTGGCTATAAGCATACAGCATATAAAAATCATCTGTGTGCCCAAAATGGCTTATAGTTTTTGCCATAGTGGTGCAACACTCTTAAGCTGGGGTGTGTTTATTTTTGTCATCATCTTTTTAAAAGTGGTCTGCTCCCTGAAGTTGTGCCAATGATGACTATTCGGCTCTAAGCGTGGCGTATTTTTGTGCTTCTATACCGCATATTGTCATCACCACTGCTATTCTCATCTACAATAAGGAAATCAACAAATGGCTAGAATCTCGCTATGGAAGCGGGGAATCTTTGCCAAATATGGATAATGTCGCCACAAGTAAAAGTGATGTAGATTCTATAAACACACAAGAAAGTAAAGGTGTTGAAACTTGTGGCAAAACACTTTAAATCCATTTTAACCCTTTTAAATCCCTTTGTTTTTGTGTTTAATGCTTTTGTTAGTGTGGCAAAGGCTTTTAAGGCTAAAGGTGTTTCTTTGTAATTCCTTTTTCTTTTTTATAAGGGGGAGGGGCTTAAATTGCGAAATCACCCCTCCCCTTAAAAATCCCCCACCCGATAACGCTTTTATAGGTTTGCGTTTCACGCGATTTTATTTTAACACGCTTAAGGTCGTGCCTTAAGCGTCCGCGTGGTAGGCATCTGCAAGGGTAGTCATAACTCAAGCTTTAGGAGCGAACAAAGGCTTTGCCTTTGGAAGCGGTCTTATGAGCTTAAAAAGCGAACGGCTATGAAATAGGAATGAGCCGCCCCCCGCAGGGCTTTAGGAACAAGGCAGGATTTATTCCTGCCGCAGTGGTCTTAAGTGTAGTTTTGTGAAAAACTACACGGCTGTGAAATCAAAAGGATAGAAAATGAAAATAGAACAAGGCAAACGCTACGCACTCATCAACAATAACAAAATCGGGTATATCTTTGATGATAGCTTGTGTAAGGAAGTAGATGATAGCTTGGAAGTGGTAGAAATCCCGCACGATGAAGCTATTGTAGAGGGGTGCAGGTATGAAAATGGCAAGGCTATTCCCATTACACTAGCAGAAGCAAAACAAAGCCAACTTGACTATATTAATAACCGCTTTGATAGTGAAGTGAGTGAGCTACAAGGCGAGTATGTGCCAAAAGAGGAAGTGCTAACCTACAATCTACAACTCCAAGAGGCAAAAGACTATAAGGAGCATAACGATTTACAAAGAGTGCCATTTTTAAAGGCTTTGAGTGAAAGTAGGGAAATAGATATAAGTGTCCTTAGCGATAAGATTATAGAAAAAAATCAAAACTACACAACAAAACTCGCCACCATTATGGGATATAGGGCAAAGCTTAAAGCACAGCTAGAAAGAGCGGAGAGCTTAGCGGAAGTGAGAGAAGTCTCCTACCACTCCCCATTCAACTTTGAATAAGATTTTAAGAAACCGCAGACCTTATGTCTAGCTCTCCCTTAAAATCCTTGCAAAACTCCCAAAGCAACACCGCAAATCTTGGAAGTTTAGTGTTTTGTTAAATCTTACAATTTAGCAAAACTTGAAGGGCGAAGTATTTTGTGATGATTTTGCTTGTTTTGCAGTGGCGAACACAAGGAGTTTATTAAACATAAATGACGCAGTGTGAGCCACAAAATCAAGTAAAAGCACACAAAAGACAAGCCCATAACGCGAAAACTAACAAAATAGGAAAATAATATTGTTTGGACTAGCATTAACTGCTGCAGAATTGCATTAAGAGAAAAACAAAGAGCCTATAAAAAAAGAGAATATAACAAATATATCGCTATTTACAGGCAAACAAATACACAATACAATCTAGGCATACCTGATAACATTTTGCATAATTCTGCTGATAGATATGCGGATTTAAACGCAAAAAGAGCATATCCTACTATAAGTGGGGTTGTCTCTGCGATGTTTAATAAAAAAAATATTTGGAAAACTATCACTAATATATTAGGAGCGATGTGGGGATTGTGCTGTCTATATTTCCGCCTACTGCTGTGGCTGGGTGGGTAATGGTAGCGGGGGTGGTAAGCTCTATTATAGGCGGGGTAACCGCTCTTACCTTACAAGTGCTTGAGATAAAATCCACTCAAATGCTGGAATTTAGAAGTAAGCAGATAAGTTCTCTTGGCAAAGGGACACATCTGCAACAAGAGCATTTAAAAGCGATGAATCAACAAATCACAGATTTGCTTATTTATAATCCTTATGCGATGTTGCCTGAAGGAGAGCTGTATAAAAAAGATAGAGCGGGGAGCATAGGCTACCAAGCAGGGCTAGAAGCTCCTAATCCTATGAGGGCTATCAATGGACAATACAAAGAAAATGCCCTAAGCAAACAAATCACAAATACCGCACACACAAATCTCGCTGGGAATAAAGACTATAATCCCAACCCCTTGCCCTTCCCTACGCAAGATTTTAAAGAAAATGCAAAATTTGTAAAAGAGGGCATAATGGCTGATGTCAAAGCTCACGCCACACAAATACAAAAGGGCTTTTCTATTTTAGCGGAGAATTATTTCTGCTTGATGATGAAAGCACATTTAAATATCATTTTGATAGGAATATGAAAGAGCGGGTCAATCCTAGAATCTTGCGATTTAATTGTTATAGCTTTATAGAGCAGAATAAATATTATAGTAAAGGTGAGCGATTGCCTAGATTTTATCACCAGCCTTTGCCTTCCCAACTCAAATACAAAGGATTACCAAAGTTTGATGATGCTCCTTTGGTTTTTGTATCAAGTATAAAGTATGATATGGGACAAGATGTGTTAAGTGCTACGCGTATTGATATAACGAGGTATGAAGGAGATATGACAAGCCCAGAAAAAATAGGGGATAGTTGGGGTTTTAAAAAAATGTTTGAGATAGCTCAAGCATTAAAAGATTTGATTTTTTTGAAATATAATGGGTGGTTTCATAAAAACAGGATAAATATCTATTATGATAGATTCCGTTCTATTCCAAATGAGTTTGGAGAATTTATATTTTATAAAGAAAAATATGAAAAAGCGGTGGAAAATGCAAAGATAACAATGCAAGAGAGAATAAAAAACTATTTTAACACCTATTATGCTATGCTTTTTATGCTAGGCACAAGTGGTGAAGTGCTACGCTCTATCTATGCCCTAAAAGCTGAAGTAAGCTCAATCTTAAAAGGGAATGCCCCTAGCACAAAGGAAATTCCTGTGGTAGATGGGGAGTGGTATGCTATCCTTGTAGCAAAAGTAAAAAAAGATAAGATTAATAATGATTTAGTCTCGGGCAATCATTCCGCAGATTTTGTAGATTTTGAGCGTTCGCAGACTCAAAGTCTAGCCTCACGCCCAAAATCCACAAAAAACCACGAAAGCAACGCCACGATTCTAAATCATAGTGAGAATCCACAAGAAGCGGAAAATGAAAACCTAAACGCACACAAGGGCGAAGTATTTGCGAGGGATTTTAAGGGTTGTGAAGCTTTGAGTGCGGAGACTAGCCTAAAGGGCTGTCGCACACTCGTGCGAAGCACTAGTCCAAACCTGCAAAACGAAAAGCAAATCTCCCTTAAAAGCACCGCAAAGACAAGCCCCACAAGAGATAAGATAACATTGCAGGAGCTAAGAAAACTAAAACAATCAACCCTAGATTTATACAATCCTCCTAAAATCCCTTTATGGGATTATTATGATATAGAGATTATGAGCGTTACTAGCAATGCCAAAGATGTGCCAAGTGTGGCTGAATCTGCCAAAAAGAAGTTTGATATTAAAGATGATGATTTTGTGTTTTTTGGGATAAATGAGCCTATGCTTGAAACTTATGACTTTGAGCTAGAAAAAACGCCAAAGCAATGGCAAGAAGCTAATACACTGCTTTACTCGTTGTTACATATCAAGCCCAAAAGAAGTTTCTTTGAGAAAAGCAAAAACTTTGGTTAAAAGAAAGGGGGTAATGTATGGAAAAGGTTTTAAGGCTTTTAACTCAAGCTTTAAGGCTGATAAAAGAGTGTGGAGATAGAAAAGATTAGCCCTAAACTTCTAAGAATCGCAGTGTTGCTAGTGGGGCTTTTAGTAAATTTTGGGGTGGAGCTAGGTCAAAAAGTCTGCGTTCGCAATCGTGTCGCTCACCCCCAAATTTACTAAATCGCTACTATGGATACCCGAAGCTGAAGTTTATAAGTTTTTTTTCTTGCGTTGGTAGGCTTTACATCTACACGCATTTGAGCAAAACTTACTCTTTTTACTCCCCGTGAAGCTTTTGCCACACACGATACATTCTTTGGTCTCTTTATCCTGTGTTTTAAGTAGCTTGGCTGGATTTATGGGCTTATGGCAATGCGGACAAAGCATATTTGACATAGTTTGACTCCGATTCTTAAAAAAGATATAATACAACTTAACCACCGCCATTAAAGGCAGTGGAAAAGTTGTTAAGAATGCTAAAGGCTTTTTATCTTTAGGCGAAAAGATATTTTGAGCCTTAGCACCCTCACAACCTTTTTAAATCTAAAATTTAACATCTTAGACTCCTAAAAGATTGTCCCTACCGCCTACCGATTAAATACCCTTGCGGATATTTAATTAGTGTAACTATAACATAATATCGTTAAAAAGTCAATGCTTTTTCACTTTTAACCCTTTAAAATCCCTTTGTTTTTGTGTTTAATGCTTTTATTGTTTGGTGGCAAAGGCTTTTAAGGCTAAAGGTGCTTCTATCGTAATTTATCTTTTTTTTCTTTTTATAAGGGGGAGGGGCTTATATTTGCGTATAACGGGTTTGACTTCGTCTGCACGCAAAGTCGCTCCCTCCCCCTTGTAGAAGCCCCGCCCCGACAACGCTTCAAGCGGTTTGCGTTTCACGCGATTTTATCTTACACGCTTAAGGGCGTGCCTTAAGCGTAAGTGTGCCAAAACACGCAACAAAGGAATGATTTTGAAACTATTTGCCGACTTACAACGCGACTTTAAAACCGACAAAGAACAAGGGCAGTTTGCCATTGATGAGTATAATCAAGCAAAAGCCTATTATCATAGCAATCAGCTCCCTAGCGATGTTTTAGCCATTATCCAAGAAAGAGGGCAAACGCCTATCACTGAAAATATTTACAAAATGATTGTCAATAAGATACTAGGCTATAAAATCTCAAGTATGCAAGAGATAAAGCTCACCCCTAGACAAGAGCAAGATAAGCCTTTGACTGATTTGCTCAATGATATTTTAAAATACATCACGCAAAATAAAAACTATGATAAAGAGATTATTAAACGCGATAGGGATTTAATCTTTGGAATGAGCGTGTGTGAAGTATGGATTACACAAGATATAGAGGGCAAGGAAGTAGAGATAAAGACTATAAGCCCTGAAAGCTTTTATATAGATGCTTTTTCGGTAGATTCTAACGCACACGATGCAAGGCGGCTGCATAAAGTTGTAGAGATTGATGAAGAAGTAGCAAAGGCGATGTTTAAAGATATTAATGTCGTATGGGAGCAAAGCGGGGCAAAAGAAAAAAGAGCTAGAATTATTGAAAGCTGGTATAAGGAATTTGATACAGATACGCAAAGTTGGGGGTGGAATCGCTACCTTTGGAATATGCAAGGGGGCATTTACAAGGTAGAGATAAGCCCTTTTAAACAAAAAACCCACCCGTTTGTGATAAGTAAATTTTATATTGATGAAAAAAACCGCTGGTATGGACTTTTTAGAGATATTAAACCGATGCAGGATTATATCAATTTTAGCGAAAATAGAATGGTCAATATGATGGGAAGCTTTAAGGCGATGTTTGAAGAAGATGCGGTTTCTAATATTGAAGACTTTATAGAAAATATGAGCCTAGATAATAGTGTAGTCAAAGTGCGAAGCGGGGCGTTAAAAGATGGGAAAATACAATTTTTACAACATCACGCAGATTTAAATGCTCTCTCTCAAAAAGCCGAGCAGAAAAGGGCTTTGATAAAAATCCTAAGTGGGCTTAATGATGAGAGTTTAGGCGTGGCGGTTAATAGACAAAGTGGTGTGGCAATCACTCAAAGGCGAGAAAGTGGGCTTATGGGATTGCAGGATTATCTAAAAATCAGTGATGATATGGATAGGCTTTTATGTGAAAAGATTCTAGGCTTTGTGAGCCATTATTTTACACAAGAGCAGGTTTTTAGCATTGTGGATAAAAAGGTAGGAGAGCGGTATTTTAGCATTAATAGCAATGAAAGCAACACTATTCGCCCTTGCAAGTTTGATTTGATTTTTAAAACACAACTCAAAACGGAAGCAAAAGATGAGCGGTTTAGCCATTGGAATGAGCTTTTAAAGGTTATTAGTCCCATACGCCCCGAGCTTGTGCCTGAACTTTTACCATTAATGCTAAAAGATATTGATAGCCCATTAATTGCGGATTTAGAAGAGGTATTAGCTCAAGCACAAGAGGCACAAGAGCAAATGCAACAAGCCAACGCTCCATTACAAGAGCAAATGCAACAGCTAGAGATAATGAAACTTCAAGCACAAATAAAAGAGCTAGAAGCAAAAGCGATAAAATACACACAACAAGGGGCATTAGCACAATCTCACACACAAAGTGAAGGGATTAATCAAGTGGCAACCATTGAGAGTTTGGAAAATGAGAGTTTTTCCGCAGTTACTCCAAAAGCTCCAAAACAAGTAAAGGCAAGTAAAAAACGCAATAAAAATGCTCTAGGCTCTACTTGGCAGAAATATAGCTCCGCACATAATCTTAAGCTTTAAGAATGAGTGTGTAACTAAAGGGGCAATCACACAAGCGGGGCTAAAGCCCCTTATCTTAATACGCCTTGACTATTATGAGACATAATAGTATTATAGCGATTAAGATTCTTATGTGAATCTTGCAAGACACTTTTATAACCTCCTTTTTATGAAATGGAGGAGCAAAAAGCGTAAGGTTGCGACCCTTTAGCTTTTTGCAACCTTACGCTTGTTATACCACAATCCCTTTTTTAACCCTTTTTAGAATCCTTATTTTTGTGTTTAATAAAGCTAACAATGCAAAAGCACTAAAATTCTAAGATTTTGAGCTTAAAAGGGGTGTTTTCAAGTGAGCCAACAAGGAGCATACTTAAGCGTATGTAACGCAGTTGGCGAACGCAGAATCGCCCCTTTTAAGCCAAAAGCTGAATTTTTTAAAAAAGGAGTGATATGCTACTTTACAATAAACTACAAGAATTTCAACAAAGCTTAGAACGCTTAGAAAATGACAATACAAAAACTTATGAATACGCACAAACACAGCTTAAAACGGAGCTAAGTGAAGCCATAAGTGAAGCTGAAAATAGAATATCAAGTGAGCTATTAAATGATTTAAATACCCAAGAAAAACAAATGCAAGAGAGAGTGAAAGAATATGCTCTAAGTTTATTTACACAAAAAAGTGATGAGATAGTAGAAAAACTTACTCAAACTATCCCTACTGACAGCATACAAGAGCAGGTAGCACAAAGCCTTATAAGCAATGCAGAACCAAATTTAAATAAGGCTTTCAAAGAATTTTTAGACTTAAACGCACAGGATTTAAGCCAAAGCCATAGACAAGAGTGTCAGCAGATTATCACACAAAAGGTGAGAGAGGCGGTAAATGCTAATGCAAATTCAATCACACAAGAAGTGATTAAAGAGCTTGATTTTAGCTTTCTTAGCTCACAGCCTCAAGTCTTTTATGAAGTGATTATTAACTCTATGGGTGAGCTACTCACTAAAAAGTGTGAGAATGAGTATTTGCAAGAATATTTCAAAACTATGGGAAAAAGCATTTATGATGATATTGCTGATTTAGAGCAGTTGCAAGAAGCGGAGTTTTTGAGCCAACTGCATTTAGTGAGTATGAGCGGACAAAATGAGTATAAGTCGTTGTGTGAAGTGATACATTGCTTACAAGAACAAGAGATGAAAGAAAAGGAAATGCAACATAAAGCAATAATGCTACAAAAAGCCCAAGAATTAGAGATGCAAAAACTAGAAAATGCTATTGCCTTAGAAGCAAAAAGAAAAGAGCTTATAGAATCTGGAGCTATCCCAAGTGAAGAGATAGCAACAAAATCTTATAAGGTGGTGTAAAATGAGCAAAATATCAAAACAAAATGCAGATGCTTTTAGAGCGGGAATGAATAGCACGACAGGAGCTAAGGTGTGGAATAGACTTTTTGAGAGTGAAAAGGAAAAGCAAAACGCACAAGAGCAGGAAAGAAAAAAGAGACTAGAGCAACAAAAACTCGCAATGACGAGATTTTAAGGATTTTATAATGGAAGAAGAAATTGACTTTACTCCCTTTTTAGTATCTCGCCCCTATCCACAAAGGAGTGATAATGATGTAACTTCGGGCAATCATTTGAGAGATTCTAAGGATTTTGAGAGAACCGCAGACCTTATGTCTAGCTCCCCCTCAAAATCCTTAGAAAACTCCCAAAGCAACACCGCGAATTTAAATCATAGTGGGGGAACCCAAGCCCTAAAACAGGCATTAGGGAACTTGATAAAAAAATCAATGAAGGTGATTTAACGGCGTGGGACTACTATAAGGCAAAGAATCTAGGCATTGACTTACGCGTGTATATGCAGGGGGATTTTAACCATAAAGTAGCTAATACGAGCAAAGCTACACAAGGTGTATATGATACGCTAAAAGCCCTTGAGTTAGGCGATAGTATTATCAATAAAGCACAAGATAATAGCGGTGTGCTTAATGGAATGAGTAGATGGCTGAATGAAAAGAGCGGGGGCTTATGGAGCTTAGACCACGACCTAGCACAAACGGATAATCTTGTAACAAACTATGCTTATAGCGTAGCACGCTCTCTAGGTAATGGCAAGACAAACCTAGAGCAACAAAAAGATGCCAAAATATGACGGCATTCCGTGCTAAGAGCAAAGAGGAAAATACAAGCAGAATGGCACAAAACCAAGATATTAACCTTACTTTCTTAAGAAATCAAATCGCAGAATTAGAAGCTCTAGGCGGTAGGGTAAGCCCTGAACTCTATGATAAGTCCAAGAGTATGAAAGAAAAATTGATTATATCAATAGCAAAATGGCAAGATTGATTTAAAGAGTATAACGCCATAAAGGGCGATTATGGAAAGTATTTTCATCATAAACAAGACACACAGCAAGGGGGCGATGATGAGATTATCCGCAGGAAAAGGACTTAGCCGTTTCTTTGAGATAGAAAGCAGAGGCTACAAGCGGGGCTAAAGCCCCTTAATCTTAATATGCCTTGACTACTATAAGACATAGTAGTATAATGGCACTCAAGACTACTTGTAGGGTCTCATTTGTGTCCTCTTGTGTCCTCCTTTTTTTAATTTGGAGGCGACAATCAAAGAGTAGAGGCGGCTACCTCTGCTCTTACGCCACCTCACGCATATTATACCACAATCCCTTTTTTTTAACCCTGTTAGAATCCTTACTTTTTGTGTTTAATAAAGCCAAACAATGCAAAGCTTAAAAAGGGGCGTTTTCAAGTGATAAGCAAAGAAACAAGGGCGAAGTATCTTTGAGTGATTTTAAGAGTTTTCAAGGGGAGGCGAAGGGAGTTTATTAAACATAAATGACCGAGCCGACACCACAGAATCTCTTAAAAGCACCAAAGAGACAGCCAAGACTAACAAAAGGAGTGGATTTTGATACAAACACATATCAACACCAACAACACCGACTTCACTTATACCAACACCACGGATTTAGGGCAGAATATTTTTGTAACAGGCACAGTGGGGCTGGGAATATTAATACCTCTACTTATGACACGGACATACACGATACTATAATAAAGGTGCAGTGGGGGTGGCTCTGCAAATATTTGTAGATGATACCTTGTGTGAAAGTATAAGCGGAGGGAAGGGAATATTGAAGTGTGGCGGATATTTACAGCACGTGCGAACAGAAAATCATAGGCGTAAATACTCTTGCGGGTTTTTGGGACTAAAGACTTGTTGGCGGGATAACTGGGTGCAGATATGGGAATGGGGACATAATAGGAGAAATGCTACACACAGAGCGGAGGGACAAACTAAGAGCTTTGTGCTGAATATCCCACCTAAAAGCACTTTAAAAGTGAAGTTTGTAGGCAGTAGTGATAGTGAGTTTAAGGAAGTGTGAGCATATCGCTTTTAGACAATCCTTTAAGCATTCCATTTAAACCTATTGATTTAAGTGGGCTAAAGGGCTTGTGGAGAAAATCCCCGAGCCTTTGCCTGAAACGCCTGAACTACCTGAAGTGCAAGAGCCTTTGCCTGAAGTGGAAGTGCCTGAAGTAGAGCCAAGCCCTGAATCCTAAACAGAACTGCCCGAAGTGAATTCTAGTGAGAATGCAGGAAATCCAGATAAAAACATATTACCTGCACCTGCCTTAAGCAGAGAGCAGATTTTGGCTTACCAAAGCTTTTGGGTGATTTTATGGAGTTTTTCACACAAAATCAAAATCAAAAAATCACGGAGAATATGCATTTTTGGATTATTACAATGCAAATAAGAGCGAGGCAAATGAGCCTTATGAGAGTTTTTTAAGCTCACAACTTATGGCAAATGGTGGCAGTATCATTATGCGAGATTTTTTAGCTGATTTTATGCAAAGCACGGAGATGAGCTGCAAGAGTTTTTTGCAATATGCCACAGACACAGCATAAAGATGGGGATTTGCTGGATTTGAGCTATTTGAGCTGATAGGATTGCTAGGAGAGCAAGGCGGGGATAGCTCACAAGAACCGCCTATTGTAGAGCCTGAATCTCCACAAGAGCAAGAGCCTACCATAAGTGCGGAGATGAGAGCAGAAGCAAGAAAGCTACAGAAGCAATGCAAAGCTATCAAACATTTTTAAGGGAGAATAAGGACAAAATAGTTAGCTATTATGCTGGTTATAATAATGTAAGCTATCAATTTGTTATTAAGAAAAAATATGGTGGGTATCTTTAGATACATTTTGTGATTCAAAATTATTAGTAGATTTGCCTTATGTAAGCTATTATGGACTACCACCTACGCAAGGGAAATGAGCAAGATATGCTAGATTGTGGATTAATACCATATTGGGAGCTTACTTTTAAAATGAGCTACAAGAGCTAAACTATCCGCAGTTGCTAGAAATAGCAAATATTTGAGTGTGAGAATGACCAAACCGCTATTCTGTATAGGTAAGTGGGTAAAAAGTAACATTAAAAGCCAAAAGCCCCGCCCTTTTTGCAAGTATGGACTAGTGCTTCGCACGAGGGTATAAATTTTGTGTTTAAGGGCAAACTAGCGGGGTTTTACTAAAATGCGTTTGTTTAGAAATAGTTTGCTTACTTAAAGTCTTGCAAATGGAATGAACGCGGTGAGATACCACAAAGCAGTCTTATCACTTAGAGTTGCTGGTAGAAAATCATAAGCTAAAAAGCCAAATAAGCAAACTTAAAGATTTTAGCTCATTGCTTAAAGAGATTTAAATTCTCTTGGGCTGTATCATACAACTAAAAGGGGCTTTATGTAGCGTGGAAAGGGCGTTACACTGCCCCACATATTTATAGTAGTGTGGCTTAAATCTAAAAACTTTGCTAATTCATTTTTATTTTTAAATCCTGCTTGTTTGTAGAGAGCTTTAAACTCTTGCAAATCTAGCTCAAAGCTTAAAGTGGTGTAAAAGGGCTTATTTTCTTGCATTTGACTTCCATTTTGTAAAAGGATATAATACAACTAACCCACAAGGAGTGGGGAAAGTTGTAAAAAAGATGCTAGGCTTTTTGATTTTGACTTTAATCAAAATCTTAAGCCTTAGCACTCTCACAACCTTTTTAAATCTAAAACTTAACATCTTAGACTCCTAAAAGATTGTCCCTACCGCCGACCGATTGAATCTAGATTCAATTAGCGTAATTATATTTTAATTTATATAAATATATGCTTAAATACGATTTAACCCTTTTAGAAACTTAGCTTTTTTGCTTTATTTGTGTGAAAATCTTTATTTTTAAGGGCGGAAGTGGCGATACAAAACAAGCAGAAATAAAAGCCTATTATGAAACACACAATACAAAAGCAAAAGAAGTGGCTAAAATCTTTAATATCGCTTATCGCACTTTGGCAAATTGGATAGCTAAAGAGGGCTGGGAAAAGGGAGCTGCGATTAAAGAGATAGAAGCAGAAGTGCTGAATAAATCTCACAAACCACCGCTTAAGCACATTTCTAGGCAGTAAAAAGCAGGAGCTAAAAAGCAGATAGCGGGGAATATTGATGTAAGTGAGTTAGATTCTATGATTGTGAATAACTTGCTTGAGAGTAGCACAGATGAGCTATTATTAAAGGCGATGAATTTAAATTTTATTAACAAAAATATCCTTTTAAGTGCGATGATAGCTAAAGATGAGCTGCTGCGGCTTGTGGCGTTTAATAAAGGTGGTAAGCCTGACCCTATGATTATTGCGTGTGCGGAGAAAACGGCGAGAATGTTTGAGGGCTTGAAAGTTAGCCTGTATGGCAAGGAAGTGCTAAGAGAGGCGGAGGGGTAGAAAATGATTATAGCAAACTTAGCACAAATGAGCTTTTAAGCTTACTTGAGGAGGAGTAGGAATTTTGTGCTATGGGAGTTGGTGTGTTTTACCAAATCAAGCCCTAAAGCCCTAGCTTTAGCTATGCTAGTTTAAATATTTATAGAGTTGGGCAGCAACTCTTAGAGGAGAATCTCTAAGACCTGCTAAAGTAGGCTAGATTTGTTGATACTAGAAACCTAACATTTATGCGTGGGGAGTTGTCATTGTATATGCTTTCTTTTAAGGATTAAGTAAAAGGGTGTCTATTTTTTGTTTTGCGTGGTATGGAGTGTGGGGCTTTGAAGCGTTGTGTGGGCGTGTTGTGGCTGGGATTTGTAGCGTTTTGTTGGATTTAGTGTTTATGTGTTTGAGTTTGGGGGCTTTTGATTGGCTTTGTGCTTAGGGCTTTGAGTGTAGATTTTGCGGAGTGCTTGGCGGGGATTATGGAGCGTTTTGTTTGCTCTTGGTAGGAAAATTCTACTTTGTTGGTTGTAGTGGGCTGGTTGTGATTGGTGTCAGTTTGCTAGGGTTTTTGTGGCTTTTGGCTGCTGCATTGGGCTTTTGGTGTAGATTTTGCGGAGTTCTCTAGCTAGGGTTTGGGTCATTTTCGTGTGTTTTCTTAAGTTTGGGCTTTGGGTCTTTATGGTGCGGTTGAGATTTGGGGGCGGATTTTAGGTTTGGGGGATTGTCGGGGATTTTGGGCTTTTGGCTGTGCTTTGTTATTGATAGCTTCGCTCAAGTGAGCCGCCCCACATTATTTTTTGCTTTTTCTTGTCTTTTTGGCTGTGCCTTGCCTTGTTATTTTGCCCTTTTGTCTCCCCATTGCCGCCGCCCACATTATTTTTGCCCTTATTTTCATTGCTTACGCAATGGGATTGGCTTTAAAAAAATTGTTTTGCGTGGATTTGTGGGGAAATTGCAGGATTTTTATGCGTGGGAAGTGGTGCAAAAATGCTAAAAATAGGCAAAAAATGGGCTTTTTTAGTGGCTGGTTTGCTTTTGGTAGGGGATTATGGGGATTGCAAAAATGCTTAAAAACTTGCATTTTAAAAAAAAAGGGTAGAATGCGGGGCGTTTTTAGTGTTCTTTTACAAAGTGTGTCAATGTTTGTGTCAAAATGTGCCAAAATGCAGTGTGAAATTGCATTATTTTTTATGATGCTTTGAGTGAGTGGCGTAGTGGCTTGTGATTGTGTAGGTTTATTTGGGGAAACTATTTGGGGAATGTGCCTTTGATTAGGCACTTTTACCCCCTAAAACCTCTTCTTATTCACATCATCTAATATATCTTTAGCTACCCTATCTACTCTTTCACTTATTTCAGCACTAGAGTTAGCTATTTCTACATTTTCTTGTGTTACAGATTCTAAATGAGATATGGCTTCATTGATTTGAGTTACACCTGT